GCGACGAAATCACTTTAGGTAACTCATCTATCTCTGCTTTGCGCTGTCAAGTTCAAACTATTAGCAGTTTGTCTGACGAACGCGACAAGCAAGACATTTATCCTTTGCGTTTTGGTTTAGATTTCATTGACACCCTTGAACCTGTTGAGTTCACTTGGATGATGCGTGACGGAGGCAAATTCGGTATCAAAGATATTGGATTCATTGCTCAGGATCTTGTTGAAGCAGAAGACTCTGTTGACGCCCACGATTATTTGCAACTCACTTACCGTAACAATCCTGAAAAATTGGAAGCATCGTACGGTCGTCTTGTTCCTTTGTTGGTGCGGGCGGTACAAGAATTGTCTGCTAAGGTGAAGGAATTAGAACTCAAATTGTGAAACAGTTTTTCTTCATGGCGGGATTGCAACGCTCTGGGGCGACCGTTCTTTCAGCAATCCTTAATCAGAATCCTGATTTGTGGGTGTCTCCTGCGAGTCCGTTGTTCAGGATGATGGGTAAACAAACCACCTATTTTGATGAACTTGAAAACCAAGACTTTGATAGAAACATTGGGATAAACAATGTTATTTCTTCAACTCCACATATTTTTTATGCAGACAAAAATGTTAAATATGTTATAGATAAAAACATTCATTGGACTAAACCTGTTGGTGTTGAATTAATACATAAATATATTACGCAGAACATTAAAATTATTTGTCCTGTACGAAACATATTAGATATTCTTGCATCATTTGACACAATCATTAATGCGTCAACAGAATCAGCGAACAATGTTATTGATGAGCGTGTAAAAGAAAACACTTTTCCTGACAAACCATTTGCAGACCGACGAGCCGATTGGCTTATGGGATACGACAAAGACATCCCAACCTGCATCCATTTCATGAAAAACGCTACTTTCCCACAACATCGCGACATGTTTCATTTCGTTGAATACGACAATCTGATTGCAAACCCGCAACAAGAAATAGAAGCAATCTACAAGTTCTTAGAAATAGACAGTTTCACGCACACATATGACAACATCAGTAATATAGAGGGAATTAAAGAAAACAGTTTGACAGGTATCAAACACCTGCACACAATCCGACCATCTTTAGAAAAACAATCCCGTGACCCTAAAGACATTTTCCTACCTGAAACAATCGCCCGCTACTCCAATCTAGAATTTTGGAGGAACATCTAAATGGAACTCAACGATCTTCTCAACGAATACAACTACAGGAAATGTCGCGGACCTGAAAACGCTGATGTAGAACAACTTGTAGAAGCCTTTGAATTCTTCTGCAAAAACTATGCGTACATCAAACACCCAAGCAAAGGGCGCATACAGTTTGAACTACGCCCCGCACAGATAGCCACAGTACGAGCATGGTTGGGGAACAGAAACACCATTGTTCTAAAAGCCCGACAGATCGGTTTCTCAACACTCGCAGCCGCTTTCGCATTATGGTTGGCGTTCTTTTGGTCTGATCGTTTCATCGTCATGTTGTCTAAAACAGAACGAGAAGCCACAAAACTGTTATCTAAAGCAAAATATATTTACAAGTTCATGCCACGATGGTTGCAACTAGCAGGACCTGAACTGATGCAAAACAATGTGCTCAAAATGGTTTTCAGCAACGATTCAGTTATTGAATCAATGCCATCAGCAAACGAACCTGCCCGTGGTGAATCCGTATATCTAGCCATCATTGACGAAATGGCGTTCCTTCCGAACCCTGAAGAAGCATGGGCGTCAATTGAACCTATTGCCGATGTCGGTGGTCGTGTTATCTGTTTGTCCACAGCCAAAGGTGAAGGAAACATCTTTTACACTTTGTGGCAAGGATCGCAAAACGGAACGAATCGTTTTCATGGCATCTTTTTCCCATGGTCAGCAAACGGAGACCGTGACCAATCTTGGTATGACGCACAGTCGTTAGAACTACCACCTTGGCAGTTACACCAAGAGTACCCATCCAACCCTGAGGAAGCCTTTATCCGTTCAGGTAGACCTGTATTTGATATTGATGTATTACATAACATTGTTTGTGAAAAACCCAAACAAGGGTTTAACAAAAAATTGTCTGACTCAAAAAATGCGTTCATATTTGAATCAACGGGCGGTCCGCTATCTATATGGCAGTTGCCCATGTTTGGAACGACCTACGCGATAGGGGCGGATGTCGCTGAAGGACTTGCTCGTGGTGACTATTCCACAGCCCATGTCATTGAGGCTAAAACAGGGTTAGTTGTCGCCCACTGGCACGGGCATGTTGATCCCGACAAATTTGGTGAAGAAATTCTTTACGCCTTGGGATATTTCTATAACGAAGCAGTTATTGGCGTTGAATCAAACAACCACGGTTTAACCACTTTGACCGCTTTAAACAAGGCAGGTTATGTCAACCTTTACCGCCAACGACGACTAAATCAACGCCACCCTGAACAAACTGAGCAACTTGGTTGGAGAACAACCACTTTGACTAAACCGTTGGCTATTGACGAACTTAGCGCCAACCTTCGTGACGGGGTATTGAAAGTGTTGTGCGAATTCACGGTAGCGGAACTGAAAACCTTTGTCCGTGACGACAATGGCTCTACCCATGGTTCACCCCACGATGACAGGGTGATGAGTTTGGCTATCGCTAATCAGATGCTGAAGTATGTGTGGCTTCCTGAATACCGCCCAAAAACTGATGCCCCGTTTGGGACGATCAACTATTTTGCGTCCAAACTTAGAAAACCTAAAACTGAACGAGAAAGGTACTTCATTGGGGAGTTCTCGTCGTACTAGGATATGTAATGATTTCGGCTTACTTATAGGGGATTTATGTATTGTTCTTCTTGTTCAAAACCGATTGAGGCAGATAATGACATCAAAAGAGGGTATTGCTTCAAATGTCATGTCAAATCTGTCCGATTGGGCTTCACTTACGGCAAAGAAAACTTCCATGGTCTTACCGAAAGAGAGCAACAACGGATAATGGAAGATTCACCAAAGTTCAAAGCAGGGCTCATTGAGAAGGTTCCAAGTCGGCGGGAACTGATCTAATGGAATGGCTTGTCCCTATTGCTGTGGCTTTTATTGGCGGACCTTTAGTGATTGTGGTTCAATCGTTGCGCAAAGAAAATACTGAACAGCATGCTGAGGCAAGAACTCTTCTTCATGAGGTGTCAGCAAAGGTTGACAAAGTTGATACAAAACTAGACGGACATATTACTTGGCATTTGGAGACAAAATGAAAATCAAAAAGTATCCCAAAATTACTTTGCCCCCAATGAAAAAAGGCAAAAAAATAGAGGTTCCTGCTACTAAGCAAACGAAGAAAGACAAAGCATTAGTAGAGAAATACGGTAAGCCAAAAACAAAACCAAAACCTAAGAGCAAGGACAAAAAATAATGGCATCTAAAAAAGACCCAATGAAGCCAACAATGGCACAGGCATATAAGTCTGCAAATAAATCGTCTTCAAGCAAGGAACCAGTTAAACCAAAGTTGTTTGGTTCGGCTGCGGAATCTCGCGCCGCAACTGCTGTTCCATTTAAGGCTGTTTACAACTTCTTTAAAGAAGGTGGTGTATCTGGTAAGGCAACACCAAAAACAAAACCACTACCAACAAAAGAAACAGCCGATGTCATTAAGCAAAAATCTATGGCAGACAAAAAAGTTAATACCGCACGGATGATGAAAGATGTCTCAGTGGGTTCTAAGAAAGCGACAATGGGACCTACACTACCAGCATCAAGCACACCAACGAAATCTGCTGCTAAACCTTACAAAGCATTAAAGAACCCTGAAGCGGAAAAAGCACGCCGAGAGTTCGTTAGCCAACGACTTGAAAAGCGTGGTATCAAGGTCGCTAAAAAGGGTCAACCACGATCCGCTGAAGAAAAAGCCGCTAGAGCACAGGCTCGTGAGACTTACGCTAAGAAGAAAAAGAAGGGGATGTAATTATGAAGAAACCAAAGTTCGGAATCGTTATTGCAGTAACTCAGTCTCCTATGGCTAAGGCATATAAAAAGGCTGTTGGCGCAAAACCACCCAAACCAGAAGACAGAGACCCAAAGATGCTTGCTCCAAAGGGAGAAAAAGACAAAGGACTTGCAAAGGGCAAAATGCCTGTTGCTCCAAAGGGTATTAAGCCACCTAAGAAACAGCGTCGTCGTGGGATGGAAATGTAATGAAGAAGCCAAGCAAAGCCGACAAAAAAGTATCTAAGGTGATGCGCGAATACAAAAAAGGCGAACTTCATTCAGGGTCAAAGAAGGGTCCTGTAGTTAAGAGCCGTGAGCAAGCAATTGCAATTGCTCTGTCAGAAGCAAAACAATCAGTTAAAAGAAAGAAGAAATAACCATGTCATTAGTCCCATCAGTAGAATCCAAAACACTTGGCGTCGCAGAAGCGGCATTGACACTGACTGCATTAAACGCAGACTCAGTTGTTCTTCAAGTAACTGGCACATTCACTGGCACAATTACATTTGAAGCCTCAGTAGATGGCACAAACTATGTTGCGCTTGCAATGAAAGCCTCTGCACAAACCACCGCAACAACTCTTGTTACAACGACTACAACTGTTGGTGTGTTTAGTTTGAACATTCAAGGGTTGCCAAATTTCAGGGCAAGAATGAGTGCTTATACCGACGGATCAGCAGTTGTTACTGCATCAGTAGCAAGGTCAAATAAGTAATGGCTGCGAACAAGAAATATCCGCCTTCAAAAGCAACAACGACTCCTGTTTGGGATACAAAAAATCCTAAAAAGAAATCAACTCCATTAACTCCTGCTCAAAAAGCAAAGGCTAAAGCATCAGCGGAAGCCGCTGGTCGCCCATACCCAAACCTGATTGACAATATGAAAGTTGCAAAGAAGAAAAAGAAGTAATGGCAAAAAAGAAACCGACCGTTGAGAGCGCATACAAAAGCGCTGCTTGGACTCGCAAAGAAGGAAAAAATCCTGAAGGCGGTTTGAACGCTAAGGGTCGTGCGTCGTACAAGGCTGAAACGGGTGGCACATTGAAACCGCCTGTGTCAGCAAAACAGGCAAAGAAATCACCCAAAGATGCGGCTCGTCGTAAATCTTTTTGCGCAAGAATGTCGGGAATGCCAGGAGAAATGAAGGACTCTAAAGGAAAGCCAACCCGTAAGGCTCTGGCTCTAAAGAAGTGGGACTGTTAATGGCTCGTCAATCAAATGCAGACAAACTTTCTAATTATAGGAAGCGTGTTGACTATTCAAAAAAGTGGCGTCAAAGTGAAAACTATGACCAACTTTGGCAACGAATGATCAATCTTTATCGTGGTCGTCAGTACCGTGGTCAAGCAGTTGGTGATCGTCTTCTTGTAAACATTGCGTTTTCCACAATCAACACTCTTGCGCCGTCTGTTGCTATTGGTCGCCCTAAAATTAATGTTAATCCTCGCAAACCCGAGGATGGCGATAAGGCTGTTGTTACTGAATCAATTATTAACTATTGGTGGCAACATTACGAATGTCAAGCAGAATTCCAACGGGCTGTAAAAGATTATTTGATTCTTGGTCATGGTTGGGTGAAAACTGGTTACCGTTTCGTTGAGGAATCAAAGGCTGATGATGTTCAAGATACAGCCGATGAGATGGCTGATCCAAAGAAAACAACAGACGATGTTGAATCAGATTTTGTTATCAGAGAGGATCGCCCATTCTTGGAGCGTGTTGATCCTTTTGAAATGTTTGTTGACCCTGATTCTACTTGCATGGAAGATATGCGTTGGATTTGTCAACGCACTCGTCGCCCTTTGAAGGATGCAAAGAATGATCAACGATACGATTATTCTGCTCGTAAAGATTTGTCACCTTCTTCTTTCAAAAAGTATGGTGATGCGACAGTAAACAGTACTTATAACGCCATGGACGCAGATGACGCCTATTGTGACATTTTTGAGTTCTATGACATTGATACTGGTGAGATGTGTGTGTTCTCTGACAGTGGTGCAGATAAGTTCCTTATCAAACCAGTGAAGATGCCATATGTGTTCGGTCATCCGTTCTTCATGTTGCGGAACTATGACATTCCTAACTTCTTTTACCCAATGGGTGAACTTGAGGCTATTGAGCCGTTGCAGTTGGAGTTGAACGAAACTCGTACGCAAATGATGAACCACCGTAAGCGTTACAGCCGTAAATGGTTGTTCAACGAATCAGCGTTTGATGACTTCGGTAGGCAGATGTTGGCTTCTGACGACGACAATGTGATTGTTCCTGTTAAGGGTTCAGAGAACTTGGCGAATGTCGTTGTTCCAATGCCTGCATTGATTAACCCACCTGAGTTCTACAACCAGTCCAATTTGATTCAGAACGACATTGACCGTGTGTCAGGTGTCTCTGAGTATCAGCGTGGCGCTATCCCTGAGACAACGAGAACTGCTCGTGAGGCTTCTATTATTGCTGAGGCAGGAAACGCTCGTGTTGCTGAGAAACTTGTTGGTATTGAGAACGCTATTGCTCGTTGTGCTTCTAACTTGATTATGTTGGCACAACAATACTTGACAGGTGAGCAAACTGTTCGTATCGTGGGCACCGAAGCGGCACCTGTTTGGTTGACTTTTGACAAGGATTACATCCAAGGTGAGTTTGATTTTACGGTGGAAGCAGGTTCTACTGCTCCTCGTAATGAGGCTTTCCGTCGCGATATGGCTTTGCAGATCGTTTCAGCGTTGCAACCGTTTGCTCAGGCTGGTCTTGTCAATATGTCAAGGTTGGCTGAGTATGTGCTTGGAACAGGTTTCGGGGTTAAAGACCCACAGTCGTTCTTGGTTCAGCAACCTCAAGGTGAAGCACCTATGCAACCTGAGGGTATGCCACCTGAAGGCATGCCTCCTGAGGGTATGGGCGCTGAAGGTATGCCACCTGAGTTGCTTGCCATGTTGCAGAGCCAAGGTGCTCCACAAGCACCACCAGCAGGGTTGGAAGGTCTTCCACCTGAGGTTTTACAGCAGTTGTTAGGTCAATAACAATCAACGATGTAATAAAAAATATTACTATATAGGGGATAATAATTCCCGAGGAACAACCTAGAAGGACGGACTCCTATGTCAGATGAAAATATTGCTAGTGCAGTTGACGAGGTCGTGACCCCCGATGAGGGACAGGTCACAGAATCGGCAGAGGTACAAGCAGAAACTCCAGAGCAAGAACTAGACATTTTTGACTACACAGAGGTAGGCGACAAGTTCGTCAAACTCCAAGT